TCAGCCAGCCAGATGCCGAAACGGAGACGCAGTGACCCCTTCACGATGCACGGTATTCTGCGCTCTTGTTACGTCCCAGGTTCTCGTAGTTCTTGGCCATGTAGTCCACGATGATGTCCCGACCAGTGAGTCCTGCTGCCAGATACAGGTCCAGAATGAAATGGAGCACGTCTGCCATTTCTTCACGGTACTTGGCCATGTCCTTGATGCCACGGCTATCCTTCCAGGGCTTCCAGTGCACCTCGCCCAGCACCTCGTGGAGCTCATCTTCAGCACACAGGATTACTTCCCTGATGTACTTGCTGACAGCTTCTGGGTCTTCATGGTCAACCATACGACCCCACACACTTTCTACGTCCCGTTGTAGGCTGAGCATGTAGTCAAGGCCCTGCTCTCCCGCTGAGACCATTTCCTGTGCTATCTCGGCCGGGGTCTCGGGCGTCCTGGTGGCTTCCTGCACAGCAGACAGCGCGTGTCCCTTGGCATAGGTCTGCACCACATCCCACTGATCCTGGCTGAAGTGCTGCCCTCCCAGCTCAATGAGTTTGGGGTCACTGGCAGGCTCAGTGCTGGCAACAGCAAGCTGAAGGGCCACACGTAGCCCCTCAACGATGACCGGCTTGTCAGTCATGTTGATCTGTAGGTGTGTGGCCTCGTAGAACCGCTGAGCCATCCGGTTCAGTTCGACTTCTGCAAATACGATGTTCATCTTGTTCTTCCCGCTCGTCTGTGTGTGGTAACTCCCAGGGGAGCAGGTGGTGGAACAGGTGTGAGTGCTGCTCTGTCTGGGGGGTACTGGCGCTTGTTCTGGCGTCTGGTATGTCTGCTCCATGAGGTCGTCGCGTTCACTCATTGTATCTTTCCTTTACGTTCTCTGATTACGAAACGCTGCTCCTTCTCGAATGCAGCGGTGATACGGTCTACTTCGTCCCAGTTTACGAGTCTGGGGTCGTCTGGGTCCTCGCAGCTAAACGGGCTTATGACTACGTTCAAAGCTTCTGCGAACCCGGTAGCTTCAGCCCGTATGAAGGCTTTCTTGCGAGTGTCTTCTTCTTCGTCTGCCATGACTGCCAGCTCGTTGTAAGCGTTATACAGCTTACGGGTGATGTGTGCTCCGACAGCGTCCCCAGCCTTCAGCACGCTGTTGAAGCGGACACGCTTATCAGCAATGTGTTGGAAGGCACTGGTGGTCAGGTACCGGGCGATGCTTTCGCTGTCTTCGTGGCCTGCATCCAGGGCAGCCTCAATAGCTTCAGTGATAACATCAATGGTAGTAACTCGACCCTCTCGCATGGATTCACGGTCGTCTATTACTGCGAAGATGATACCCTGTCCACTGAACGTTTCTGGCTCAGTGTGGGCACGTGTCTTCTTCTCCATTGTCAACTCCTTTCCGTACTTTTGTATGGTTAGACCTTCGTCGCGGTAACGGAGGATCTCTGCTGAAGCCTCTTCACGTGCCAGCTTCGGGTATGCAGTACCCGACCGCTCAGCCAGCACTTTGATCTTGAACAGGTGGTCATCGTGGAGGTCTTTCCCTACGTTAGACACGACGCTGTTCTTCGTACCGGAGGAGGTCCAGTAGGGTCTCGTCGTTGGTTACCATCCGCTCTGCCACGCTACCATACTGGAACACGGGGCTGTCGAACGAGACGAGGCGCTGGTAGAAGGACCCGTCAGTAGGGTCGTTGGCAATCTCCATGATAGAGACCGTCTTGAACATGCTGTAGCCTCGGCTACGATTGAGGTTCATGAAGAATTCAGCGAAGGACTGGTACACGGGGTTGACCTCAGCAAGCGCTCCCGTCGTGTACAGCTCATCACTGATAAGTCCCGCTAGTGCAGGGTGGTGGATCTTGACTACGAGGTGAGTATCTGGCATGGAGAACACCGTGCGAGGACGAGCGTCGTTCCACTCGTGTCCTGGTAGTGCCAGACGGTAGACCATGTGACTAAACCAGTCAATACGGTCGTAGGCTACTACGAGGTCTTGCTCGTTTGCGATGTCCTTCTGCATGCTGTCGTGCATGTCCTTGGTCGCGTTATACCGAGCCACCTTGTCGTGTGACAGGTTAGCTGCACTGGTTGATTTGCCTGTGTTGTCTGGCCCTTCAAATGCAATAAACATTTAGATCTCCTTGATGATGTCGTCTAGCAGAATTTCCACTGGCTCGGTGCGTGTGGCCTTATACCACCGACTCCAGTTTACACCTATCCTCATCACACCACCAAGTTTGTTCTTCATGGAGACCCTGAGATATGGGTGGAGTTCTGGGTAGAACCCTTCGGTGGTGTTCAGGTGTGGCCTACCCACCTCACTGAGAGGGTCTAGAGGGATGGTTGTCTCGATGCTCCCGTGCTGGTCGTAGGCCACACCAGGAAGAGTGAACGACCGCTGACGGTCAGACAGGTTGTCCAGGAACATGGCCAGGTCCTCCCCGTGGAAGTGGTACGGCTTAGGCATCGTTCGCATCTTGAACAGCTCTACATTGAAGAACATGACGCAGGCTGGGAAGCTCCCCTTGTTGAGAGTAGCTCCGATGCTGGTGTCTACGTCTCCGCTGAAGAGTGCGTTACGTGCTGCACCATACGATACGTCGGGCATGGTCTCGAACAGTGCAGTGGACATCTTACATGCCACTGCGAGTGATAGGACGAGAAGACTCGGTTCTGCGATTCCACTGACCTTGGCACTGTACCGACGTGTGTGCTGCTTACCGTCAGGCTTCTCGTTCTGCTCCAGGAGGCTCACGTGGATAATGTCGTCATCGAGAACTACGATATTTTTGTATCCACGGTTATCAGCGTCTATCAGGCAGCGCATACGAGCAGGGCCAATCCCAGGGATAGACTCTGAGACCACAACGGCCCACGGGTATGCACGCTGATAGGCTGCACGCTCCTTGGGCCTCACGACGATGTGGACCTTGTTCTGGATGACCTTCTTGGCTCCATGCAGCATTTCTAGCAGAGGAGCTGATCCAGCTCGTGAGTAGCTAGGCACGTAGATGGGATACATCCACTTGGCCTTAGCTTGTCTCAGAAGGCTGATGTGTGCATTGTTAGTCATCTGTTCCCCACCCATCCCACTCGACAACGTCACGGACACCTGACACGGGAGAGTACACTCCTTTACGGTAAGGAACTTCAGGCACTTCGTCGTCAGTGTCCTGATAAAAACCTTTCAGGTCTTCTAAACCCGCTATATGCAGGTGCTGAACGCCATCTGGTAGGGCAACTTTCATGCCGTGAAGCGGTCCCCCGTACACCTCAACTACGTGTGACATTGTTTTTCTTTGACCCGCATACAGCGCATGCCGTGTTCCGCTTCTTGGGGAACCACTTGATGACACCCTGTATGATGCCAGCAACGATAGCCAGCGTGACAATGATTACCACAGCTACGACAAGGGTCAACGCGATCCAGCCGACGAGGGTCAACAGGTTATCCCAGGGGTTCATGATGTGGCCTCTCCAGTGACTGTAGCGCGCTGTGAAGGAGTCATCCAGTTGCGACGAGCGATTCGCTCCTGGTCGTCGTAGGTCTTGTTTGCCCACTTTTCCAGCAAGTCGAAGTGACGCGGGTACACGTGAAGGTTGGCCACCTGGAAGGTGATGTCGCCCCGCTGGAGATTCGGGTACACGCGCTCCAAGTTGCCGAGCAGGTATTCCATCAAGGAGTCCCACATCGAGTAGTCAGCACGATAGCCGAACACAGCGTCCATGGAACGCATCTGTGCAATGATGTGCAGCTTGTTCTCGTGGTCGATCATGAAGTTGAGCGCGTTCGTGCAGATGAAGTCGTTACGGTCATTATAGGTGGCGAGGGTGTGAACGTCTCGGTCCGTGATGATGGCGACCGCGTGCCGAGTGCTGGGTCCTTCCTTAATGAAGGTGTCCACGACACGATCGAACAGGGTGGGAGGATGAGGGAGCTTCTCTCCGCGACCGAACAGGATGTGCCCGTATGCGCTGTTGACCTTACCGTCGAATCCTGCGCAAGCTTGGAACAGCATAGGCACAGGACCTTCCATGTCAACGAGCAGGTCGCTGCCTGAATGGAACCACGCCAGCTCCCGGCGAACCCAGTCAGAGTTGACTGTACCGATCATGGAGTTAGTGGTCGCAGCCCAGTTAGCTGAGTAGAGTACCTTGTTCCCGGTACGGGGGTCGACTGGTGCTTCAGCAAGGGCCAGCACCACATCGTCAGAATTGTATCGCAGCATTCGTTGTCCTCCTTGGACTACATCCGGTATGGGGAACCGGCTAACTAAGTTTAGCACGATAGATCTTTTCCCACAAGGGGAGGGCCACACCTAGCCGCGCTAAGAACTAGGTGTGGCCGTGTCTGCTAGCCGAAGATGTCGAACCGTCCGTTCCTGGTTGCCATAATGATCATTTCATCGATGGAGTCCACTGACTTCATTTCGTGGAGCTCATCGGTCGTGAGGCCGAAGCCGGACTCCATGTACTCCTGTGCCCTGCGAACCTTGGCAATGATGTTGGTCGAGTCTACGTTGTCCTGAAGGATAACGAGGCTGTAGAGGGCTTCGGTGATGGTGATGTTTTCCATGATGTGCTCCTTGGGTCGTTGTTTGCTGTTACTTAGAAGTTTAACCAACATTCTAAGTAACAGCAAATCCAACTTCGTGGTCAGCGGTTATAGACCATCAGGGCGTCACCGCTTACTGGAGTGTCTTTGCCACACCATGAGAGGGCTTCCAGTGCAGTCACTGAGAAGGTCATACGGAAGTACGTGTTCGCGTCTTCTANGGTCGCTTCAGGTGTCAGGTCTTTCATGATGCTGCATCCTCCAGGTTGCTAGTTAGCGTGTCAGTGTCAAACTCGTCGAGAACGTCCCAGGCTTCCCCGAGGGAGTCAATGGCTTCCTCAGCAGCAATTCCCCGGTCGGATACCTGTAGGCTCTCTGGCATGTTGTCGAGGTACTCTTGCTCTTCGTCTCGGGCTGCCTCCACGGCTTCTTTGATCTCTTCGACCATGTCGCTCAGGGTACTCATCTTCTGGATGATTTCCTGGATGTCTTTGCGTCGTTGGTTGTTCATGGTGCCCTCCGGTTTCGTGTGCTGGTAATTAGAAGTTTAACTAACTTTCTAGATTAGCGCAAATCCAAGAGTTCCGTCCTTTTCGTCTATGAGGAGACCCAGGAAGTTGATGTCGGCCAGGATGGCCAGCTTGCGACGGACCAGCTCAGCCACCTTCTTGCGTGCTGTGACCGTGGGGAACTGCCCTGAGTTGTGCTTCTCAGAAGCTACCTCCAGATCGTTCTTGACCGACAAGTAGTCTGAGATGTACACCTTCTGGATACCGTGAATCTCCTCGGCGCTGAGGTTAGTGTAGTTGTCGCGGTTGAGTGCCATGCTGTGCCTCCCGGCTGCTTGTGTTGTTACTTAGAAGTTTAACTAACCTTCTAGATTAACGCAAACTCTTTAGATCGTCACCACTCACGGGAGTGTAGTGACCTTCGGCTTCCATACGGATTAGCTTCTCCACAGGCCAGTCCCGCCTAATAACAGTAAGGGAAGCACATTCTATGGTGTCCCAGTTGATGTCTTTCATGCGCTGATCCCGCGTCCCTGAGTCATGGCCTTGTCACCAGTGTTGGCTTTCTGTCCGGCAGCATACCCGGAGGTTGCTGCACTGTCACGCCCGGTAGCTTTACGCTGACGTGCGACACGAGTGGTCTTGCCTGCGAGGTACGTCTGCACCTTAGCCTCACGAGAGACCAACACCAACTCGGTCCCACTGCTGGCTTCCTGGACAGCCTGCTGACGGCTCGCACTGATACGAGCACCTGCACCAGTGCCGAACCCGTGCACGAACGAGCGCCGAGCCTTCTCCTGGTCGTAGCTGGTCCGGTGTGTGTAGATGTCTTTCTGACCCTTCCACCAAGCTCGTACTGCGACGGCGGACTGCACCTGGAGAGACGTGATGAGAACCTTAGCCTGTTCGACATCCGACTCGAAGCCAATGATCCAGAAGCTGAACGACTTGCCACGAGTGTTCTGCATGCAGCGCAGGACCCCGAGACCGTACACGACGTTAGCTGCGAGGTTGAGCATTTCTCCACGGTATGCTCCGGTGAACTCAATGCGAACCTCGATGATCTCTTCAGAGGCTCCTCCCTGCTTGGACCGACGCTCGTCAATGACTGCCTGATCGATAGCGTACTTGACCATGAGGCGCTCGGCGTGCTCCGTGAGGGCCTCGGCTTCCTCAGGTGTGGTACTCTCTGCCTTGTTGAGCAGTTGTGAAATGAGTTCGATCTTCTTGTCAGACACGGTGGACTCCTGTCGGGGGTGATGTTGTGGTGTTGATTAAAGTTTAGTCAACCTCAGGGCTGGAAGCAAATCCAACCCTGAGGTCTGTCAGACTAGATCGGGAGAATCTCGTAGTAGGAATCTGGGGTGATCTCCTCGACCTCCATGTAGAGAAACACGGCCTCAGGGCCACGGTTCCCGTAGCACCCGTCCTCCTCGAACCAGTCGAAGGTCAGGCCCTCAGCGGTTGTGATCCACGTGGGAGTCATCATGTCGAGGATGTGTGAGTAGATGTCAGGGCCGAGTGTGAGTTTCTTGTTGATGTCCATATAAAAACTTTAGCTGACATCAGGGTTGAGCGCAAGCCCAACCCCGAAGTTTTTCAGACTATTCTTCGTCGTCTTCGTCCGGCTCGGCGTCACTGATTACTACCTCACGACCGAACGCCTGGATGCTGCCGAAGCCTGCACCATAGCGCTGACCGTTGCTGATCACTACTTTAGCGTCAGCACCGAACTCTTCGATGGCCTGCTGGACTGATTCGAGCATGTCCTGGAGGGTTACGCGAGTGTTGATCTGGTCGGGAGAATATCCCGCGTTGTCGCTTACCGGAAGAATAACGGTGCGTGCCATGATGTGCTCCTTGTGTTAGTGTGTGGCCTGATAAAATCTAGTTTACTTCACCCTCGAGCATTCACCAAATCCTTCTTGATGTTTTTCTTGCGTTTCGTGCCGTCTGTAGTAACAGCTAGGTTCAGGTGGTCCAGCACTCCGTTGTAGTCATCCTCTGAAATGGATTGCACTGCTGCCTCGAGTGCTGGTAAGGCAACTTCACTGATGGCTATCTGAACGTCCGTCGATGGGTTCTTACCTGCGTGCTTACTCTGGTTACGAAGCGACCAGTATTCTTCTTGCTTCATGACCTGGAGCGCATTCACTAAGGCCACATGAGATGCGTCGCTTATCTCCCCGAACTCTGCACATTCCTTGATAAGCTCGATGCATACCTGAGCTGTCGCCCGTCTATCTTTATTGATAAAGTTCCCCCTAAGTAATTGAGATGTGTACCACAGTATACGCTGTCAGGGTGGAGAACACAAATCCAACCTAGACGTCTGCCCTTTTCTTTTTATTTAAACGCGCACTACATGGAAACTATAAGCACACTCATAACCCGAAGTGCCCCGGAGGGGCTAACTGAGGGTGGTTGGAAAGAGAAGACATGCTCACGCCGGGCACGCCTGCTTCCGCGTCGGCTACTCTAGGGTGCTGCATACTCGCTCATGCCTCCGGCACGCTCGTATACATCAACGTAGTCGGCTCGCAGTCTGGTGGTACACGGTGTTTCGCAGTCTGTGGTGGTAAGTTGATTCAGGCTTGCGCTGGGGGTGGGAATGCGGTAAGCTGGTGGTAGCCGCCGGTTTGGTGGTCTCAACTAATCATCTAGGAGTCCACCTAATATGACAATCAATAATTCTGAAGGACAGGTTGAGTATCCGCCAGTCCCGAGCAGCGCTCACGTCGCTGGTGTGAAGCAGTCCCGTGACCGTGCTCAGTACACTCGTCAGCAGAAGGGTCACTCGCTGGTTCTTCACTGGTTCGTGTTGGGCATCTTCTCGGTGTTCATCGTGCCGATCTACTACTCGGTGTCACCTAATCACTTCTGGCACATCTGATGGACCCGAATAGTGGACGTCTGTATGCCACGGTCGAAGATGCTCGAGCAGACGGAGTAGAACATCCTGTTGAAATGAACGGGTCCGAGGCATCGATCAAGATTATCAGTAAGGCAGTCAAGGCTCAGGCTAAGGCTAAGCGTCAGGCTCAGAAGAAAGCAAGGAAGGTGAACCGCTGATGTTGTCGATGGAAGATGCTCCCAAGCAGGATGAGGAGTCTGCCGGGGACAGAGGTGTTCACGAGGTGGCTAAGCTTCGGGTTCGTGGCAGTGTTCGAGTGACAAGCAGTGACTGGAGCGAGGTTGCTCTGCAGATCCGTCTGTCTAAGGATGGCCCGTGGCTTTCGCTCACTCCGGAGGACACTCCTCTGCTGGTGGCTCGTCAGTTTGGTGGTAAGGACCGTAGTCGTGAGGCTCCCGAGCTGTACGTTGTAACGACGCTACGTAAGGTTCTAGAGGGAGATGGCTTGTCTGTGCTGTCGCTGTCTGGAAGCGAAGGTCGTGAAGGGATGGGTACTACCGAGTACCGTTACTGGGCACACCTGGGAGCGCGGTTGAGTGTGGCCGTGACTACCCGTCCAGACGGTACCGTAGCTCTGGTAGGACTTAGCTGAGTCGTGTGGGTGGTGGGTCTGGTCAGCTTGCGCTGGCTCCGTTGGTTGGGTATGCTTGTGGTATGCCTCCCCAGCAGCGCAAGCGCACCAGTGACCCGGTCCCTCCGGCCAGTCCGTCGCGCTCCCGTGTCTGCAGTGCTCTTACGACTAGCGGGTCGCCGTGCAAGCGTCAGGCCGTAACTGGTCTGACCGTCTGCAAGAGTCATGGCGGAGGTACCGCTTCCAGTGTCCGGGCAGGCAAGCTAGCAGGCGTCAGCCAGCAGGCAGCAGTGCTATGGGGCATCAGCTCGGACACTGGTGGCATCTCTATCGAGGAAGAGCTCACCAAGCTCGCTCGAAATAAACTGACAGACATCTTGGCCCTCCGCATTGAGCTGGGGGCCAATCCTAGTCGGTATTACGGTCTGCTGTTAGACTCCAAGGAGCGTACAGAGGCTGAAGTAGCTGAAGACGTGTATGTCACCGTCAAGACAAAGAAGTCTAGTGGCGTGCATCCGTTGGTTACTGAGCTGCATAAGGCAGAGCAGGAACTTATACAGATCTTCCGTCTCCTCCAGGAAGTTACAGGAGGTACCGAAGAGGTAGACACTCGTCGTATCCGTATGCAGACCGCTCGTGAGGCTGCTCGTCTGCTGAAAGCATTCCCAGGCATCAGTGTTGACGAGGTTGCTGCCGAGGTGAGTAAACGTGCTTCTTGATAATGAATTCGATCTAGCTACTCACACTTACGATGAGGTCAGCGAGGACTTCGGTCTCTTCTGCAAGGCATCAGGGATCCGGGAAAGCGCGCTTACTGAGGTCCTGACAAACTCGATGGATCCAGAGGCTCTCAACACATCTCTGGCTTGTGTGGCCTACTCTACACCACCTCAGGAAGGCAAAACGACCTGGATCGTGCATTACATCGCATGGCAGCTAGTCAGGAATCCCTGGCTCAAGGTTGTCTATGCAACGTACTCGCAGGCACGTGCGAACGCGGTCTCTCGCCAGATCCGTGGACTCGTGCAGGTGTGGACACCCCTCAAGGCAGGTAGCTCGAACGTTCAGCGCTGGGAGACTCGAGAAGGCGGAGGCCTCCTAGCAGCAGGTAGAGGTTCTGCCATGACAGGATTCCGTTCCGACATGACGGTCATTGACGACCCAGTGAAGGACATGCAAGAGGCTCAGTCTAACCTTATCCGGGAGACTACGGTCGAGTGGTTCAGCTCGGTGGTCCTTACCCGTATGGCCTCCCTATCCCAGATCATCGTCATCGCTACTCGCTGGCACAAGGATGACCTCATAGCTCACGTACAGACGGCCATGGATGCCTCTTACGTCAACATACCCGCTCAGGCCACACACGAAAGTGACATATTAGGCCGAGCAGTCGGGGAATGGCTCCCATCAGTCCAGAACCGGAGCGATAAGTCCTGGCAGCTAATCAAGTCGGCTGTCGGTACTTACGTCTGGCAGGCACTCTATCAGGGTGACCCACAGGTGACTGGTGGGAGCTATATCAGCGTCGCTAACATTGACGTTATCCCGTGGGATCAGGTTGTCTGGAAGGATGACCGAGGCTTCATGCAGACCCTGGGACGTGCTCTCGTCGTGCAGTCCTGGGACCTCACCTTCGGTACCATCCAGAATGGCAAGAAGAAGGCCACTAGCGGGGACTATGTGGCCGGGCACGTCTGGGCAGTCATCGGTCAGCGGTGGATCCTTATCGACCGGGTCCACGACCGACTCACTTTCACCCAGACTGTGAGCCAGATACAGATGATGGCTGCACGCTGGCCTCAGACCAGTCGCATCTATGTTGAGAAGGCAGCTAACGGGGCTGCACTGCTAGACACCCTCCGCAAGAGGGCAGCTCTTATCAAGCCAGTGACCCCCCTAGGCTCCAAAGAGGTCCGAGCGCTGGCTATCCAGCCTATCGTGGACGAAGGCAACGTTGCTGTCCTAGACACAGTCTACAGCGACAGCATGTTCCAGGAGTTCCGTGACTTCCCGTTCGGTAAGCATGATGACGACGTAGATGCTATGACTCAGGCCATACAACAGGGTAGGGCCGACTACTTCAAGATGGGTAACTAACGTGCTGCTCCTTACTGCTCTGGCCGTCTGGCTTACAGCATCAGTCCACCTAGCGTTACTGCTAGGACAGGTTATCCGCATAAGAGACGAGAGGTACTGACATGAGTTTGCTACAGACAATCGAGGCTTACCTGCTCAGCAGGGACAGCCAGACGTTCACCCCCCACTACAATGGCAAGATGAGCTATGCCCTGCACGGTAAGAGCTGGGAAGAGTACGTCGCTGAAGCGTTCCCAGACATCAAGAGCCAGCAGACCAGCGAGAACATCTTCAAGACCGTTATTGACATGTACGCTGAGAACCTCGTTCCCGTACCCGATGAGCTGAGGGGCTTCAGCAATGTGCTTGTCCCCCTCCTGTCCCGTGGGGAGTGTCCTGTGGTGGTGGACTCCGCTGGCACTCCCCACTTCCCCGAGCACTACGAAATGATCAGCGACGGTAAGTACACTGTCGCGGCTATCTACACGCGGTCCCTGGAGTACATGGAAGACTACGTGACCTTCGCATATGGCGATGGCCGTACTCGCTTGTTCTCCAAGCCGGTTCCTACCGACATGACCTCTGCGACCCGTGAGGGCTACCAGTTCGTTGAGGAGAACACAGGCAACACCCTGTTCCGGCTCGCCCTGGACGACAAGGGCTTCGGTCCTAGCCTAGCTGCATTGCAAGACCGAGTCAACCACAGCATCATTGACCAGACCGTAGTAGCTGAGATGTACGCTCGGCCCTTCTGGTACCTCATGAACGTAGAGATGCCCCCCACGAACCCGTACCTGCCGTCCACGAGTCAGCCCTCCAGCGATGCCATGCACGAGCACAAGGGCGACGGGGCATCAGGCCGTATCTTCACAACCAGTAGCGAAGGACCCTTCGGTCAGTTGGATCCGCCTACCATCGGTGACATGATTGCCTACCACGAGTCCATCGTGGACAAGGTCAGCCAGTCTTCAGGGATCCCCCAGCACTACTTCAAGCCTGGGACGGGCGTACCTCCCACAGGTGTGGCCCTCAAGGTCTTGAGCAAGCGGTTCAACACCAAGATCGCTCGAATGCGTGACGACCTTACCCCCGTGCTCGAAGAGCTGGCCACACTACTAGGCGTGGAGCGTACCCTAGAGGTAGAGGGTGAAGCAGAGAAGGGGTTTGAGCTGTGGAACACCAAGGATGACCTCCTGCAGGAGTCCATGGACGCTCACGGCATCGCTCTCAGCCAGATGGGGTACCCAATCAGCTACATCGCCGAGGTAGTGACGCCAGGAGTCGACCTGGACGACTACATGGACGATGGCTTCGCTGACCCAGAGGCTCCCACCCCCGACCAGATCGCCGCCTATGCCAGCAATCCAGGTCAGCAGGCCGGAGCTGACCAAGGTGTAATCGCTAACGCTGCTCAGGCTGTGTAGTCGTGGGAACCGTACCTACTGGTCGCATGGAGCGTGATCTACGCAAGCTGTACTTGACATGGCTCGCTGGCCTCCAGCGACAGCAGGACGTTGGTTCGTACATCAATCAGTTCCAGGCCAGCAGCACCAAGCTCATCTCCAAGATGGGTGGACAAGCTGCTAGCCTGGGATCGTTCGCTGGGTTCCCTGTCCCTAAGACGCTGGAGCTGAGCCCCGTGGCAGGTGTTGTCTACGACGACATGAAGCAAGCGGCCATCAGTGCCAGCATCACCGCCGGACTGAACGCTAAGACAGCCGCCCGAGACATGCTGAACGCTGGCCTGGACAAGAACTACCGCAGGCTGGAGCGCCTCGCCAGGACCGAGACCGTCAGTGCCTACTGGAAGAACCAGTGGAACAGCACCGATGGCCTCGGCTTGGTTATGGTGTGGAGCGTGGAGCGGAGTGCTCGTACGTGTGCTTACTGCCTCAGCCGTGACGGTCTGGTCGTAGAAGACCGCACTATCCGTGACCACCCGAACGGTCGATGCACACTGATCCCCACGTTGCCCTCACGTGTGGCCTACAAAGGAACCCTTCAGCCGGGAAAGACTAGCAAGAAGGCTGAAATCACCCATAGCGGCGTGACCACTGTGCCTACACCCACACCAGTGCAGGCGCTCCGTGTGCCTCCGGCTGATATTGAATCTGATACAGTCCGTTCCGGTATGGTATCCGCAGAGAAGCAGAGAGTAGCACTATCTAAGGGCATGTTTAACAAGAAGGGTCGCATAAACACAGATAAGGGGTGGACCTACGAGAATCGTAAGGCTTGGCAGTCGTATACCGAGATGGGTAACAAGCCAATGAATGCTCTTCTTCGTGATCCTAAAGCCTTCGCCGCTGACCCTGACTATGATGAGTATTGGTTTGGGCTTATAAGCGGCCATGTAGAAGACCTGAGCGCACTCATGAGCAAGAACACGCTGGCTGATGACATAATCGTAGCCAGAGGAGTGGTCGTAGCTCCCGGGTTCAACCCTGGGACCATGAAGGCTGGGGATATGTTCGCTGACCCTGCATTCCTGTCCACCACCTCTAACCTAGATGAGGCACTCAACTTCGCCTCTGGCCGTGGGTCAGGTAGTAACGGTTGGACATTCATCACCAAAGCACCTTCCGGGACTAACGCGCTAGCTGGCGCTGATTACCAGCATGAACTAATCTTCAAAGCTGGTCAGGCACAACAGGTGACTGGTGTTGATAGCACTAAACGCATTATCTACACGGAGATGATACCATGAGAATAGATGAAGGCGTTACATTCATTAGGGGAACTAAAGAAGAGATCTTATTGAAGCTCGATAAGCTACAGTCAGAAATAGTAGCTATCAAAGAACCCCCACAGACTTCCAAGGAGGAGGCTCCATAGCCCTTAGCCTGACTAGGCGACGCGCTATAGGAGTACAGGGTGTTTGCGCTGCAGACACTTATCAGCTAAGCTACATGAAAGGAAGCCGAGATGGCTACCACAGCAACAACGTCGAGTGACTCGACAACTGCATCCACCGAGACGGTAGATCAGGACAACACCGATACCGACCAGACAGACCCCGACGAGACGTTGGATGAGTCAACTGATACGGATCAGTCCCAGGACAACGCTCCCCCCGCTGAGGACGTTACCAAGCCGGACGACAAGAAGGACCCTGCGAAAGCAGCCCTCCTGGCCGACCTGCATAGTGCCCGTACTGCTCGCAAGACAGCACAGGACAAGGTGACAGCTCTCGAAGCCACGGTAGCCGAGCTGTCCCCCGTCAAGGAAACACTTGATGCGGTTCAGCGACGGTCCGACCGCCTGGAAGAGTTCATCTCTACCGCTGGTGGTCCACTGGGTAAGGCTCTTGACAGCAAGTCGTTCACGACTGCCCTGTTCGATACCGATGAAGACATCACCGAGATTGTCAAGAAGTGGAACGCGTCGAATCCTTCGGCTACATCCACTGCACTGGGTTCCTCGTCGGCTGCTCCGGCTGGTAAGGCCCCTGACATGAACGCTCTCCTCCGTTCCGCCCTCAAGTAACATCTCCCCCGGCCAATAGGCCAGAAAGGAGTCAGTCCAATGGCTGACATCACCCGCGCTGACGCACTGGCTCTCCTGGCCCGTCAGGACATCAGCGAAATCATCAAGCCGGAGACCGCTCAGTCGGCTGCTCTTGCCTCCTTCCGCACGATGCGCATGAGTGCTGGTGTGGCCCGGATGCCGGTGCTCTCGGCGCTGCCGACCGCTGGCTTCGTGACGCACGACAACTCGACCGACGCTTCCGGTGTCAAGCAGACCTCGAAGGTGAGCTGGACCGACAAGGAACTGGTCGCCGAAGAGATCGCTGTTATTGTGCCTGTGCACGAGAACACCCTCGCCGACACCAGCTTCGACATCTGGAGTGAGATCCGCCCTCTGGTCGCAGCCGAGTTCGGTCGCATCCTGGACGCTGCTGTCTTCTTCGGTGTCAACAAGCCTGCTACATGGCTTGACCCGGCTCTCATCCCGGGAGCCATCGCTGCAAAGAACTACATCGTTCAGGGCTTCAACCCGGATGGCGCTGCTTCTCTCGACCTCGCCGACGACTTCAATGAGGCCTTCGGTATGGTTGAGGATGACGAGTTCGACGTCAACTCGGCCTTCACGGCACGATTCCTTCGTCGTCAGCTCCGAGGCCTGCGAGACCTCGACAACGCTCCGATTTACCTCGACGCGCTGCGCTCAGATGGCAGCTCTGCCAGCATCTACGGGCAGGACCTGCACTACATCGGGAACCGCTCGTGGGACCGTGCAGTTGCTACGGCTCTGGTCGGCGACCGCTCCAAGGTCGTGCTCGGTATCCGTGAGGACGTCCAGGTCAAGCTCCTGGATCAGGCCACACTGGGCACTGGCGCGAACCAGATCAACCTCGCCGAGCGTGACATGGTCGCCCTGCGATTCAAGTTCCGGGTCGGGTTCGCTACCGCGTTCTCCACGGCTGCTGGCGAAGTCGACGACTACCCGTTCGCAGTCATCACCCCCACCGACCCGGTGACCGGTGACTTCGTTCCCGAGACTGACACGGTCTAGGCTGAGCGCATTATCAAGGGGGTGGAGCTAGTGGGTCTGGCTCCACCCCCTTTCTACAGATCAACCACTAAAGAAAGATACATCATGGCAACTTGTGCTCCAGTCTATAAAGCCTATACCGTAGCCCGGTCAG